AATACTACTGCAAATGTGGATTGTTACTTTATTAAAGAGCCAACTGCATTAACAAACGCAAGTCCAGCAGTACCATGTGATCTAAATGCTATTTTTCACGATGCTTTGGTAGAACTGGCAGAAGCAGAGCTGTGGAGATTGTCAAACAACCAGGCACGTAAACAGGATGCAGAACAAAGAGCATACGGCATTATTGGTAAATACAACCAGAATCCTGCAACGCAAGTAGTTGGAGAAAGTTTACATTTTGATTATAGTTCATCCAATAGCTTAGTAGATCCTATTTACCCGAATACATCCCTTTAATGGCAGAATTTATTGATATTTCAGATTTTGGTGGGGTAGTCACTAATGTAGATGTAGAAGATCTACCAGAACATATTGCTCAAAACATGGAGAATCTTCGCATACGTGATGGTAAGCTGGAGAAAACATTTGGAGCAGGACAACCTTCTGATATACCTACATTTCTTTTAAACGATCTTAATACAAAATTATCAAGCTCATATGTGGTATATAATGTATTTACGTTCATATCCGATAAACTGGGAGCAATAGAACATCGTTATATCCTGGTGTTAATTGATAGTAGTACAAAACAAGTAAAATTGTTCTGGTATGATCCTACTATTGTTATTAGTGAGCATTTACAAATTGAAAGCAATATTCTTTATTTCACCACAGCAGAAGATCAAGGATATAGCCAGGGTGATAATGTAATGATCACAGGGGCAAAAGATAACAGCAATGTTGATATAAGTAATACAGAATATGTTGATGACATTACAGAAAAAAGTGGCAATAAGCATTTTATTAATACCGATCAAGCAAAAGCATGGGGCGGTAGTTTATTTTCTACTACTGTTGGAGATGGATTAAGAGCAACAACTTTTGGCGGTAAACATAATACACATCTGGCAATGGACACAGATGCTTCTGTCAATGATAGCGGTACTGGTGTAGGAAGTTTTAGAAATATTGCCTTATTGGCACAGAGCGGTGAAGTATTGTGTATGTATAGCTACAATGTTGGCAGTAAAGGAAAGATACAATATACCATAGGGGGAACAAAAGCAGAATTAAATACTACTTTATATAATACATGGGAAGCATACTCTACATTCAAAGTAAACGCAATGGAGCAATTTGGAGACGGTATATATGTGTATTATAGTGCAGAAGGTACTGGTGCATATAAAATAAATGCAGTAGTAAAATATACATTAGGAACTAATAACACTATTGTTGAAACAGGTATACATGGGCATTCTCCAACCAATCATCCTTCTACATATTGGGGTAGTACCCCTGTGGCAAGTGATCTTGCATCTTCTACATATTCTTTTGGAAGATTTCATGTAACAAATTCAGATAAGTTATTTTTACTTGTACCAGGCAACGATACACATTTATATGAGGTTACAACTACAGTTACGGCAGTAGCTAATGTACCAACTTTATCTTCTGGGTATTCGTGGGCAGATATTACTTCTATTACAACTAATTCTGGTTCTACATATGAATTTGTTGTGATTGGTGAAACAACTTCTGCAAATCATAAATTTCATTTTTACAATACTGCAAATGGTAACTGGATAAGCGGTACAACTACGTATGATTTCCATTTAGAGCATATGAGTAAAATGGATTTTGGAGAAAATAATGGTAACCACGAATCTATTGTTGTAAATCTCATAAAAGTAGGTGCAGGTGATCAATTTATTCGATATAGCCAACATAATAACAATATTATTGGCATAACAGGTTTTGCAGAGTTAAACACATCAGTTTTTCCTGTTTCTACATTTGTAATGCAATTAAGACACGCTTACAAAAATCCAAGTGGAGCAAAATATTTATTTGTTTGCACAAATGATACTGCAGGATCACCATTACAACATGGTAGAGTTTTTAGGGTAACTCAGTCAAAAAGCGTAGGACAAGCAACAATAAACAACCCAAATACAGATAAAGGATGGAATCCTACTTGTATTGATGATGTTGTCACTGGAACATCAAATAATAATAAATTTTACACACACGCTAAAGCCTATATTGTGGCGTATGGCGTTGTATATAATACTCATACAAGCAGTGGGAATTTACCAAAAGGTTCATTAAATAGGATGACAGACATAGGCTGGGCATCGGGATCCTGGGCAGGTAATGGCACAGTGGATATTGGTTGGACTGATCTAAACTTAAAATATTCAATTGGTACGCAATACCATAAGAATCAAAAAAATCCTATTATTCCTTTTGCTGATAGTATACGAGTATTACCTGGAGATATTGCTACAGTAGGTTCAAATCTTGCCAATGGATTATGGTTGGGATATATAGACCGTAAACTAATGAACGATGGCGTTATTATTGCTCCTGGTTTCTATGCGTATACGAATATTCTTACAAACCCATTTACAATATCTGATGAGATGGCATTCGCAGAAACAGAAGATGAGATCAGAGATACAGACGAATTAAAATACAATGTTACCGCAGTATATGATGGTGTACAAGAAACGCTGTTAGAAGAGTCAAAAGAGCAGTTAGCAGTATCTGTAGCTGGAAGTGGAGTTACTACTACAGAAGTGGTAGATATATCAAAAAGTAAAATAGAAATACCTATAGAAGTTGATTTTAGTACGATTAACAAACGTATTACAGGACTGAATTTATATAGAGCGAATCGATACAATGGCGTTTTTGAACCGTATCAAAAGATACAAGAATTTAATTTTGTAACTGAATCAGATACCGCTCCCGCAGGGGATAAATTCATGGAAATGCATTTTTATACTGATAAAACAGTATATGTATACGATACTAATGGATATTTTACACCAAGTCAAATACAAGCTATCCATAGTGATCATGGTAATTATGCCTTAAAAGTAGGTGGTAACTGGAAACGTGCTTTTGATGGTCAAGATGCAATTACTCCAATTCAAGGGTATCCGCTATCTGGAGCAGAACTAAGTAGTCCTATTACAGCAGATGCAACTACAAGCGTAGCTGTAAACAATGCATCTTTGCTTTCTAATGGAAATTACTATTTAGGATTTGAAATACATACCAGTTTAGGTGGTACAGCAATAGGAGCAGAAGAAGTTACAGTTTCTAATATTAATACAAGTGCAAATACAGTAACGCTTACCAGGGCACAAAATAATACAACTGCATCCGCACAGCCTCAATACACTGAATTTAGATCTACTACAGCAACAAATACTGATTGGTATAAAATAAAGGTAACTAAAAAATTTACTGCAACCAGGTGGAATAGTAGCTGGAGCGTATATCGCAAACTTGGTATGAGTTGGGAAAGGCAAAGTAATACAGGTGGTGGAAATATAAGTTCAGTTCACAGCAGTGGTGCATATGGAGCCCATAAAGCAGGTGTAATGATCCCATCGGCATCTCCAGATAGTGCAGATGAGAATTTAGATTTTTCATCTTGGAGAGATTCAACCAGTAATAGTATTACTTCTACAGGTTTACCAGGTAATTATATAGAAACCAATAATAATGGCGTGTTTAAAATAGATGATGTGAATGCATTTAATGAACACGCAGGATTTTTTCATTTTAAAGCAAATAAAAACCTTCCTGCTGGTAATGGAAATGATGATGCAGAACTAAGTGCTGTTATTAGTATCAAGAACATATCTGCAAATAATTACACTATCACAATTAATGACGATGGATTAACCTCTTTAGGAGAGCATTGGGGTGAAGCAGTAGTATCTACCAGGGTAAATGGTCGATATGCAAAAATGGTCAAAAGCAGATTATTCTTAGGAAATATTTATTTAGATATAGGAGATGCAAACGAAGAGAGAAATGATTGGGTAGCCTATAGTGAAATAAACCAATTTGATACCAGGCCAGTAAGCAATGTACTCCAGTTTGATGATCGTGAAGGTGGTGCCATTACAGGACTTGCAGAAATGTTTGGCAGGTTAGTTGTTTTTAAACCACAGGCAATATTCATTTTAAATATATCTGATCCTGTTAATCCCACATCCTGGTCTATTGTTGAGTCCAAACATAATATAGGTAATGTCGCACCAGAAGGCGTGGTCGAAGTACATGACAGTATATATTTTGTGTACTATGATGGCATTTATAAAATTACTTCAAACATGGTAGCCAGTTCTACAGCAACGCCATCTGTGATGAATAAAGTATCAGACAAAATAGATGACCAATTCTTACTTGCTACCGATAAAACGCAAATAAAAGGTATATACGATCCAAGTAGACAAGAAATTATCTATAAATGGATGGAAAGCGATACTCAGCGTGTATGGGCGTACAATTATGTACGTGAGTCCTGGCGTAAAATTGACATGGGTACAGGGGTATTAGACATCTTAGCATATGACGAAACAGGAGTACCACTTGATTATGATAAAACAAGCAATAAAATCATCAAATTTGACACAGCGAATGCAAGTGTGGCTAAATGGAAAAGTAAGCGTTTTCCCCTTGATTTGCACCGTAAAAGGCTACTTAGATATGG